CTGTTATATCAAATAATTGCCTGTAAGCATCAACTGCGAAATGACTATTCATTCCAAACAATAGTTCACTATTTTGAGTAAATGTTATATCCATATTTTGAATTTCTGTTTGTGTTGTTAATGAATCACCTGTATTTCCTTTCCATTTAAACAATCCATGTGCAAAAGTATATGGGAAATTCATTAAATCAGTTGCACTAGAAGCTGAAAATGTTGCTGTTGGTTGTTGTTCTTTAGCGTATGAAAAGTCGGCACTTGCGTTTACCATATCGTCAACTGCGGCAGTAATTGATAATGAGTTTAATGCACAACCACTTAGTGTTCTAGTTAAGTTAGCAGTTTGACCTTGAAATCCCATTTGAAGTGTAGCAGTTCTAACTGTACTATCATTTGCAGTTGTAGTATATGTATGGGTAGCGGCAGCTGAACCTGTACTACTTACTGAAGCAGGAGCTCCAAATAAAAGCCCTAAAACCCACGGAGAACTTAACACAAAATCTACTGATATTGAACCATTTTGTTTACCATAAGCATAATCAGTTGGTTTTACACTAGCTAATTCAGAAAGAGTTTTTTTAGTATTATTTACAGTAAAACTTGTTATTTTTTGTTGTAAGCCAAATTTCTTATAAGATGGACTACTATAGGGAGTTCCAAATGCGGAAGCAGGATTATCAAAATCCCATTGTAAAAACGAATTAGCACCTGTTCGAACCATGATCAATCCTTTTTAAAGGCTCTTTGTATTTAAATATTATCTAAGGATTTAAATACATGGCATCACAGCTTATTGTATATCTATATAAATTACGATATTCTTCATTAACTGATGTTATACCATTAGGCAATATACGCACATATTCTCTATTATTTACATTTAACAACACGTTTTCTTTTATTATTCTCATGGTTTCATCAACTAATTGTAATACCCGAGCCTCACTTACACTTGTGCGTATATCCAATGTTAATGATACATCATGGAGCCAATCCCAAGTAGGATTACCTGCACTATCAGTATATTGCAAACTGAATATATCAGCACTTTCAGAATCTAAACTAACTATGATCTGATCATATACTCTACTACCTACACCTACTGCCTTAATTTCCCATTGTTTGTCTATTTTAGGTTTTACTCCACCGCTTGATTTCCATTTGTTTCCAAGTAATGAAACAATATCTGTTACAAAATCAAGTCCTGCTATTCCTGCCATTACTTGTATTTCCTCACTTTTTTATGTATTTTGTTAATTTTCTTTATTATTCTTCTTTGCATTTTATTTAATTTTTTTAGTTTCTTTATTACTCTATTAAATGCTCTACCTAAAGCTGATTTTTTTACTACAGGTTTTCTTTTTACA